GAATGAACGGTAGTAGATGTTGTTTGGTGCGATACCGCTTGGTGGGGTTGCACCTACGAATGGGTTTGACACCATGCCGTAACGAGTCTTGAACCCGATACGTGGCTGGAAGTCATTCTCGCCAACTGCCTTGACCATCTGTAGTGGTACGTATGGGCAGTAGAAGATACCTGCGTCGTATGCGTTAGTACCCTTGTAGCCTACAGTGATGTAGTCAGCTGATGCATATGGGTCGATGTAGACCTTGATGCGACCGTTTAGAGTACCTGCGAAAGTGTTACCAGTATCGTCGATTGACAATGAAGTAGACATCGCTGGAGTGTAGTCCAACATACCAGAAGCTGCTAGTGCAGTTGCAACGTCAGAAGAACATACTACGACGTTACCCTTACCGCGACGAGTTTCTTTCGCGATTTGGTTTGCTTCACGGTCAAGTTGTACAACTAGACCCTTGAACTTCTCTGCAGACCAACGGCCATCAGCGTCTAGGTCTAGGTCGAAAGTGCCTGGGACATTGATGTTACCAGTAGTTGCACCTTGGATTGCAGTAGAGTTGATAGCGTAAACAACTTCACGGTTGATTTCCGCTAGAATCTCAGTTGACAAGATGTTCGCCAACTCAGTTTCAGCGTCTAGGCCGTGAATCGCTTTCAAGTCTTGTGCAAGTTCTAGCGAGTATTCCGCCTTCAATGCACGTGACTTAGCAGTTACAGTCGCCTTCTCGATAGTGAAACCCATCTCTGAGAAATCACCTGATGGGTTGCCGTTAACGTCAACACCGCCTGCGCCTAGAGACTCAGCAGATGCAGTTGGCATCGCTTCGCCTGCAGGGTGAGTACCTTGACCAGAGAAACCAGTATCAGCTTCTTGGAATAGTGCTTCTGGTGAAGTAGTCTTACCTGAACCGTAACGTGACTTCATCGCGAAGATTAGGCCAGTTGGACCAGACATTGGCTGAACACCACAGATGTCATACGCCATTAGGTTTGGCATTGCACGACGTACTAGCGAGATTAGGACTGGGTCCCAGTTCGCTGCAGAACCAGTGTTCGCACCACCTGCTACATCTTCAGTGATGAAGCCAGACATTGCAGTGCGCTCTTCGATCATTGCGCGTTCTTGGTTTTCTAGGATAGCTGCAGTTACAGCCTTCTTGTGATGATCCGTGATAGTGCCCGCAGATTCTTCATTAAGAACTGGAGACCACTTTTCGATCAATTTGTCGAATGATTGATTCATTTCAGTCTTCCTTATTTTTTAGAGGTTTTACGTAGAGCAGTCAAGTAGTTCTCCATTAGGCCGGATACTTCCACTTCTTCTTCAGCTTCACCTGAAACTGATTCTTTAATTTGCTCTGGGATTTCTTTTGAAAAGTATGATTCTTTGATAGTCGCAACTTTCTTGACGAATTGGTCTTCGCTCTCGAAGTCTACGCTCTCTGCAAGTTCACGTAACTTTTCTGCTTGAGTGTCTGCAAGGTCACGAGAGGCTTCAGCGATAATAGTGTTACGCTTGTAAGTCTCTAGTTCCTCTGCAAGTGAAATAGCGTCACCAGTAGTTGAGTTTAGTTTCTCTTCTAACTCAGATACCTGCTCTGCTAGTTCATCAACTAGGTCTACCTTAGACTCAGGAACTTCAACGTAAGACTCTACGAATAGGTCCTTCATTGAGTTCATGAAGTTTTCAGCGATTTCAGTACGTAGTCCGTTCTGTACCGCCAACTTGTTTTCTTCCATCCAAGATTCAACTACATAGTTTAGGTATGAATCTACTTTACCGACTAGGTCTTCCTTGATAGAAGATACCTCTTCGGCTAGTTCTTCAGCATACTGTTCTTCAAGACGTGTGACTTCTTCAGACAGCTTAGTCTTTACCGCTGCTTCGAAGATTACCGCAGTCTTTTCCTTGAATTCTTCAGATAGAGTCGCTTCACCTTCAACGATTGCAGATAGTTCTGCAGATGTGTCAAGTTCCGCTACATCTTCTAGCTCAACACCTGCCGCTTCACATACAGATTTGTACGCCGCCATTAGGTCAGTCTTCTTCATTTTTGAAGCAGTCTGATACATTGCGTTCAACATACCTGCCTTAGTCTTTGGTGGTGATTGTTTTGTCGTAGCGCCTTTTGCAGCTTTATCGACAGATGCGATTGACTCTGGCTCAGAGACAGGTTGTCCCTTCACAGATTTTGCATCGCCGTTAGTACCTGGCTCTTTCGCTTCGTCAAGAGTCTCCTCCGCTACATCGTTAGTTTCAACATCTGTATCGCGGATTTCAACTTCGACTTCTTGATTAAGATCAGTCATAGATGACTCCTTATAGTTTAGATTTGATTAACGAGAGGAAATTCTTAAACTCACGTATTTGCACTTCAGGTCGAACTGCAGCCGGTGCTGTTTTGATTTCAGTCTCTATCTCTTCAATCGCTTGAGGCTCTAGGATTCCGTTATTCCAAACCCAATCTACACCTTCCATTATACCATTAACAAATGCATCTGGTGCAGAGGGGTCCTGTACGATATCTACCGTACTAAGGATGAAATCCTCTTTGACGTACATTACGCCGTTTCTACTCTCAAGACTTCCCATTCCACGAGTTGACACGCCTAATTGAACACCGCCCTCTAGGAGACCTTTTACAATCTGACCCATTGGAGTATCCAATATTTGTGCCTTTCCAATCACATTATTACCTTCCAATTTCAAGTCAGTAATTAAGTGGGAAACTTTATCTAGGTTAACGGTAGGACCTTCTGGGTGATTCAGTTCACCGACGGCCCTTTTCTTGCTAACCTGATTTTCAACGTACGTGCCTACCGCCCTTTCCATAATTGCCTTAGGGTAAACACGGCCGTTACGATTCTTTTGATCTGCTTGCGCGAACACACCTTCAATGACATAGTTCTTCTCGCCGTTCTCTTTGGCTTCAACGATGCATTCGATGTCGTCTTCTACGTATTCGCTAATCAGTTTCATTTTATTTTTCCTAAGTCCTTGAGGACCTGTTTCGCGGTTTTCTCCGCCTCACGTTGTGTTTTGAAAACATCTACATTATCACCGTCAATCTTCAATTCGAAGCCTTTCGGCATCTTGGTGATGACAACCGGATAACCGCCCATCTTTTTATTAAAGACAGCCTTATTTTCTCTTAGTTGTCGAAATGTTTTCATAACACCCTCTTTTTGTATTATTTATACAAAAAAAATTTTTAACGTAACATTTTGTTATAACGTAATACAAAACGCCCCTACAGAGAGGCGTGATACGGTTCTAACAAGGAATAATTTACTAAACGGACAGCTGCCCGATGTTTATCACTCTTCAGTTTCTACGACTTCTTCGTCGGTCTCTTCGACCTCAACTTCTTCAGCAGAACCAAACTCCGAGGCCTCTTCACCATACTCGACATCATCTTCGGTAAAGTCTTCCTCATAATCTGGTTCACCATTAAATATCTGTCCTGCGACAGCGATTTTCTCTGCGTCAAGTGTGTCCTGCAACTTGTCACCTAGAATATCGTTAAATAGTGCATCTGCATCATTAAAGTTTCCCGATGCAAGTGCATCGACAAAGCTCATAGTAGGGTCAACGGCGACCTCTTCTTCAGTAGTCTCTACGTCGTTGTCCAACTCAAGTGTTTCAACATCTTGTGATTGTTCATCACTCATTATTTACATCTCCGGTTCTTCATCCGCGTCGTCTCCGCCTCGGGAATTTTCTCCCTCAACTTCCTTACGCATATTTTCAATGTCTTCGTCATTAAACATCATGACGTTTTTCATTACCCACTCACGTGAGAAATATTCACCTACATACTGTGATATTTGGTCCATTGTCTGTAGACGTTCACGCAGAATCTCTGCGTCCTTCATCTCTGAAAAATGGTTATCACGGTTGTAGTCAACCTGTATTTCCGTTCTCCAATCTTCCCAATCCTGCTCGGTGCAGACACCCTTCATGATTAACTGTTTTTTTAGAACACCGATGAAGAGTCCTGAGAATTTCTTACGGAGACGGTCAATAAATTTCTGGAACTTAACTTCGTCACGGTTGATTTCCGTTGACCTACCCAGTGAGAACTGAGCCTCTTGCTCCAGACGATTCAATGGTACGTTCAATGAACGGTACAGCTTCTTTTGGAAATAAAGGATATCGTCGATCTGACCTAAGTTCTCGCCCCCAGGCAGTGTGCTTATTTCAGTACCACGTCCACCTTCACGACGTGGTAACCAGAAGTCTTCTAGCATCGACATGTGTTTGCGGTCATCTTTAATTTCACCAGAGTTCGCATCATAGACCACCTTGTTGCGGTAACGCGACATGATGTCCTTGATGTGTTGTTCGGCCTTACCCTTCGGTAGGTTACCCACGTCGATGTAGAAGATACGACGTTCTGGTGCACGTGCCATACGATAGATGACTAGAGAGTCTTCCATCATACGCAACTGATTGACCGGCTTGATTGCCTTGTGCATATATGATAGTACACGCTTCTTCGACGTGTCTAACAATCCTGAAGTAACATAAGATACGGAGTCGCTGGTCAACTTGATACCATTGTTAGCGCCTGCGCGTTCTTGGTAGATGTAAAAGTCATTGACTTTATCTACAAGTTTCGCACCTGTCTTAGGGTCTTTCTTATGTTGGATTTCTTTTACCTTGCGAATCTTGGTCGCATCGATAGGGCGGATTTCTTGGATGCCCGCCTTTAAGTTTAACTCGTTGACCACAAGGTGATGGTATAGACGACCGTCTACGTACCACGAACGAAATATATCGTGCCCGTATTCCTCGAAGTTAAACATTGAGACAATGTTGTTGAACTCCTCGGTGACAGTCTTTTTAATTCGGTCTGGAGCTTCTACTTTGTCCAGATTGAGGGTGATTGTGGATTCCAACTCACCCGCGACAATCGCCTCGTTCACGATATCTTCAATCGCAGCATCAACTTCTGGATGTTCTGCAATTACGCGATATTTGCGAATGAGCTCTTGATTGTCCTTTGCGCCAGTACCGTCAAGGTCGATGTACTGACCGAAATAGGAACCAGATGCAGTGACATAACCAGCCCCATCCTCATCGATTTTTGGTACGATGGATGGTGCCTTCTTATCTTCCTCTCGTTGTTTTGCGACTCGTTTTAACTCGAATCCGAACGCCTGAAAAATGTTGTTGTTCTCTGCCATGATGCCTCACATTACGAATGGGTGGGGTTTTACCCCCACCGATTCTATATGTATATCATATTTAACTTGTTGTATTCGCTTCCCAGTATTGCACTTGGAATTCGACAGTGAACTCTTCAATCGCTTCGTTCTCATAACTCACGTCTATCGAAGACATGTTGGTTGGGAAACAACCACGGAAGTTATAAGTTTTGACGACTGAACCGTCTTTGTCAAGTTGTTCTACAATCAAATCTGCTTGATATGTAACAGGGTTGGTTAGACCAGTGTTTGCACTGTGTGCATTGATACCGTTCATCCAACGTTCCATAGCGTTACGTACCTCAAAACCTGTATCGTTCAATACGGTTACGTTCCAAGGTTCGAATGTACGGTCACCTGCAATCTTCAACTGACGACCACGGAATGGAACTTCAATAACGTTCATTACAGATGCAGGCAACTGTGCAGCCTTACACATGAATGAAGTTAGTTCCGCGTCACCACCTGCGTATGCAGGGAAGTTAACGGTCGCTTTGAATAGATTAGAGCGTGCACCGCCGCCCTTTAGTTTTGCTTTAAAATCATCGACTCTAAGTGACATGACTATCTCCTTATACTACGCCAACAACTTCTTCAAAATCCACACCACTACGAACTGCGACAAAGTTTAGTGTCACGAAGTTGATAGAACGTGCTGGCTTGATGAAGATAGATGCGACGAACTCGTTGCGGTCAACGACAGCAGGAGTATTGTTAGTTTCATCACAGACTACTCTAAAGTCAGTGATACCTCGACGACCCTGAATCTCACGTAGTAGTGGTTCTACGATGTTTACAAACTCTGCACGAGTGAACTCATCGTTGAACTCAAACATTACGTTACGACCGGCAATTGAGATTGAACGCTCAATCGCTAAGAACATACGACGGACATTGATGCGGTCGAATGCAGACGGACGGTTTAGGAACGTCTTGTCACCAAATAGGATGACACCTTGGCCTGGGATGTTTGCGATAGGGTTAACGCCTACTTTATATAGCATGTCTCGGTCACCCTTGTCTGGATGGGCGACGATGTCAGTTACGCCTAGGTACTGACCACGACGCTGACCTGCTGGTGAGAACCATGGCGCTGCACTTGCGTCAGTTGCCGCCATAACACCCGCAGTAGACGATGCCGCTGGGATAGTAACATATTGGTCATTGTACTTGTCGTACACTTTTAACCAGTTGTTGTCGATGACAACGTATGATGAACTAAATGTTAGACTCTTTGCCCACGACTCCACTTGGGTTGGGTTAGATACCATAGCCCTTGGTGGTGATGCGACTGCAACGCAATCTTTACGTTTAACTGCGATAGCGTTTAATGCGGAGATGTCACCTTCGGCTGGACAAATTAGGAAGTCTACCTGTACGTCGTCTACATCTGCAAACGGACTGTAGTCGAATGTCGCTAATTGACCTGAGTCTGCACCGCCGTCGAAGTCTGCGCTTGCTGCACCAGAACCACCGAAGTGTGTGTTAGAACCTACGACAGCCTCTGAACCAGAATTTGCACCCCATGATAGTTCATCACCAAAACCACCGAACCATACGTATGCAGATTGTGCATCAATTACGTCCTTGATGTAGTTCGGTGAACCGTCCGGTGCCTTTGCATCGGCGGCGACTGATACGAATGGGAATGTCTCTAATACTGAGCCAGGAGTACCTGTGATGTGACCTAGTCTATCTGTTACAACTACGTGGACCTCATCATGGTGACAACCACGGTCTTCTGCGAATGGAGATGTCTCTGGCGCACCAGTAAACCAGTTAGAGTACGCCCATGTAGGGAAATTTGCAGTAGTCATCTCTGCAGTATATACATGTACGGACAGTGAGTTACCTAGAAGGCCAGGGTACTTTGCAACGAATGAACCTAGTGAAGTATCCCATACCATTGAATCCCAAGCGTCTGCGTTCTTAACGACAACCGCTTGGTCTGGGTTAGAATAGACCGCATCTACAGCAGGTACCGCCGGAGTGTCAACAACTGGATTACCGTCTGAGTCAAGAACTGGATTACCGTCTGAGTCAACAAGATATGTTGCAGGGACTTCCGGTTGTGCAGGGGACAGTAAGACAGCCTCGTCTATAGAAGTGGCCGCGTTCAGTGCGTCAGATGTTACTTGACGTACGACAAAAAGTGAACTAGAATATTTTAAAAAGTATGCCGCAGACATAAAGTCCACAGCGTTTGTTTTCGATGGCGTGTGGAACGTTGACGCTAGGTCGCCTTCTCCTGATAGAAGAACCTTTTTGTCAACTGGACCCCATCGAAAATTGCCTACAAATGCACCTGTAGTAGTTTGAACGTTTGGCGCAACGCCAGACAGATCAATTTCTCTTACAGTTACGGCAGGCGAAGCAGATGGATTTGATAATGCCATAACCTTTTCCTTTAATCGGTAGCGAATAATAAGTTAAACATAATACGGATTTTTTTCAATACTTCTATTTATAAATTAGTGATTTTCACCAATCATCGGCCGGTGAAAAGTCTATTCCTTCTACTGAATGCCATCCCTGATTAAACGGGTCTGTCAAGTCTTGTTGTGGTATATAATCGCTACCGTCATCTATAATACCAAATGGGGGTACATCATCCTCGATTTCTTTCATGCGATGGTCGAACAACATGCGCTTGATATCAACGTCCGTAAGGTCACCCCAAGCCTGTGTACCCACGAAGTAACCGAACATTACAAGATTCATCATCAAGTCGTCGTGGTTACCATCACTCGCCTCGAACGACTGTCCCTTAGACACAAACGTCGATATTTCTAGGATGGTGTTCTCATCGACGACCTCTAGTTTGTTGTTCTCGATGATATCTTTTATCTGAGAACATCCGATACGTTTCACCTTTCGGTCCATCCGAATACCGATTGCGTCAGATTTGATTGCAGACTCAAGGTGAATGTTCTCGTACTCTAAGTCCTGATATAGACCCACGCACACGACCATTCCTTGGTCATTGTTCTCGATGACTGTGTACGCT